AACAACCTAGAGATTACACCTAATGGAGTAGCTAAGAAGATCTCTATGTCTTTAGGTAATACCGCTATCCGTAGGAACCTAGAGTTTCAAAAGGATGATACTTTAAAGAAGTACTTTAAGGAGGGTTACAACACAGATGAGATACCCTTGTCAGAGTTGACGTTTTATCTTGAAGCTGACTGCAACACAACTGTTGCGCTATTTAACGCACAAGAGGCTGACTACTCTATGCCTGACTCTGCTAGTCTTATTAAGGTTAGAGATATTACCTTTGAGGTATGCAAGTTGCTTACACGTATGAAGCAGTCAGGCATGAAGGTAGATCGTGTTGCGTTAGATGCAGTGCGTAAGGAGTTTGAAGAAGAGCGTGGTATCATTCAGTCTCGACTACAGATGCAGGTGCGTGAAGTTATGGGTGACACTCCTGTTAACTTGAACAGCCCAGAGCAAATGTCTCAGGTTATCTTTAGTCGTAAGCCTCACTCTAAGGATACATGGCCTAACTTGTTTGATGACTGTAAAACTTTGTCTGTCTTAAAAGAGATCATTAATGCTAACAGTGATTTACTGTACAGGACTGAGGCGTTTACCTGTCCTACTTGTGACGGTAATGCAGAAACATATAAAGTAAAGAAAGATGGCAGTAAGTATGCAAGACCAAACAAATGTAAGGACTGTGATGCCAGAGGCTATCAACTTAACAATCAGTCTCGCATGGCTGGCTTTGGATTCTTTCCTCCTAATGCTTCTTGGATTAGTGCTAGTGGGTTCTCTACAGGAAAAGATATACTAGATGCACTGAGGGCTACAGCAGTAGATAACAAGATGGACACTGCTGTAAAGTTTCTTGAAGACTTGAAGCGGCTTAATGCAGTGTCTAGTTATTTGTCAAGCTTTGTTGATGGCATTGATACTTACACTAAATCAAATGATATACTTCATGTGTCATTAACGCAACACATTACGTCTACTGGACGTTTCTCTGGGCGTGAACCTAATATGCAGAATATGCCACGTGGTGGTACGTTCCCTGTTAAAAGGGTTTTCACTTCTCGTTGGAAGGGTGGAAAAATATGTGAGGCTGACTTTGCCCAGCTTGAATTTCGTGCAGCTGCATTCTTGTCACAAGACCCTGTAGCTATGCAGGAGATCAATACAGGGTTTGACGTTCATGCCTACACCTCTCAAGTTATATCAGACGCAGGTCAGCCTACCACTCGCCAAGAAGCAAAGGCTCACACATTTGCTCCTTTGTTTGGTGCTACAGGACATGGTAGGACTAAGGCAGAGGCATCTTATTATCACCACTTCTTAGAAAAGTATGAGGGTATAAAGGCTTGGCATAAGAAGCTAGGGGATGAGGCCATACGTTTTCAGAAGATAACTAATGTGTCAGGTAGGCAGTATGCTTTCCCTAACACACAGCGAAGAGCTAATGGTACGCCTACAAACTTTACCCGTATAAAGAACTACAATGTGCAGGGCTTTGCTACGGGTGATGTAGTGCCAGTTGTCTTACTTGAGATAGACATAAGGCTCAAGGATTTACAGTCGTGTTTAGTTAATAGTGTACACGACTCAGCGGTGATTGACATTCACCCCAACGAAGAAAAGGAGGTACTAAATGTCATTGACGATATTAATAAAAATCTTGATGAAATCATCTACAGATATTATGGGGTAGAAATGAACGTTCCCCTGTTATTAGAAGCCAAGGTAGGACCGAATTGGCTTGACACTAAAGACGTTTAGTGGTACAACTACGGTTCATGATTCGCTCGAAAGGATATAGAATGAGCAACGAATTAAGTACTAATTTTGCTGGCACAGATCTAGCAGAAGCTATGGGGTTTTCTTCTACGGAGACAGCAATGTCTGGCCCTAGTATTCCTAGACTGTCTCAGCAGCAGTCACCTATTATGGTGGAAGAGGTAGATGCAGACGGGGAGACTGTAGAGAAAGTAGTAGTTCCTCTGGGTGCATTTAAACTTAAAGACTCTAACGGTACAGAAGTTTATAGTCGTACCGCCACCATCCGTCTGTTTGCCCAGCGCCAGCAGTGGACACAGTGGGACAGTGAAGCAGGGACAATGAACAAGACTGTCATGGCCTCTGCTCTGAAAGGGGATCTAAAAGATACCCGTGGTACTTTCAATCTTGGGCGTCCTAGTAAGTACATTAAAGATTGGAACTCCGTAGATGAGGACACTAAGGCTCTGATGCGTAGCATAAAGAATACTAAAGTTCTCTTTGGTAAAGTCATGCTAGGCAAGGCAGTAGATGCTCAAGGTAATGAAGTCAAAGGCTATGACGTAGAGACTGACTTTGTTATGGACATCAAGAACAACGACAGTAAGAAGTCGTTAGAGGCAGCTATGAAATCTATCTCATCTAAAAAGCTGCTGCCCATTGAGCATACTATTAAGGTGACTTCTAAGAAAGAGTCCATGCCTACAGGTAATCAGTATGCAACAATCGTAGCATCGTTAGGCAATAAGTTTGACATGAAGGAAGGTGATCAGGAGACACTAAGTTCTTTTGTTGACTATGTTGACTACGCTAACGACTACGTGTTGAGTGAATGGAAGAAGCTCAACAAGCCGGATGTCGCTATTGACTCTAAGATACTTGACGCTATTGTTCAAGTAGAAGACATACCGTTTTAGTATGGACATGAATCATCCTGCTGAGCTACCCATCAAAATGCTTATGCGTGATGCTACTCTAGGCAAGTCCAAAATGTCAGAGGCAGTGGTTAACACTGTTGCCTCTGATGTTAAGGATGGTTTAGATAAGCAATTCAATGGTGAACCACGAAGTAAGTTTAAACTTAGGATGTCTAACATTGGACGCCCTAAGTGCCAACTGTGGTTTGAAAAGAATAAGCCAGAAGAGAAGGCTCCTTTTCCTGACCAGTTCATGATGAACATGATGCTAGGTGACATAGTTGAGGCTGTGTTCAAGGGTATCCTACGCGCATCAGGTGTAGACTTTAAAGACAGCAATATTGTTTCCCTCGACTTAGGGGGTGACAGACGCCCAATTAAAGGTGAGTATGACTTAATTATGAATGACAGGGTTGATGATGTTAAGTCTGCATCTGACTACTCTTACACACATAAGTTCGTTGATCTTGAAACACTACAAGACAATGACCCATTCGGCTACGTAGCTCAACTTGTAGGCTACGCTGTAGCAGCAGGTAAGAAGGTAGGCGGCTGGTGGGTAGTCAACAAAGCTAATGGGCAGCACAAGTATGTGTCAGCTAAACACGTGGATGTTGAGGCAGTCCTAGATAAGATACGTGAAACGTATGATTACCTAGAGAATGATGAACCTCTTCAACGACAGTACACGGATGAGCCAGAGACATACCGTAAGCAGACTACAGGTAACAGGGTGCTATGCAGGGAGTGTAACTTTTGTTCGTTCAAAAGATCCTGTTGGCCTGACTATCAAGAACTACCTTCTAAGACTTATCAAGGTAGAAAGACACCACCTACAGTATCTTATACTCAAATAGCATAAAGGAAAAAGTATGACTAAAGTTACACTAGACGATATCGAATATGATTCTGATGACTTTTCAGAAGATCAGACCAATCTACTTAACGAGATACAATACAACGGGTCTGTAAAAAGACAACTAGAGTATCAACTGCACAGCATAACTACTGTAGGCAGTATACTAGTTGATCGTCTAAAGAAGGCTCTGGTTAGTGAAACTATTCCAGACAAAGATGCCGAAACCTAAGAGGCGTCACGCTAAAGCTAAGTACAGGAGTGGTCTTGAGAAAAGCACTGCTCTTGTACTTGCTGAGTGTCAAAAGGCAGTTCGGTATGAACAGTTAAAGATAGAATGGGAAGACCTACGCTATCGCACTTACACCCCTGACTTTCAGCTAGACAACGGTATCTTTATTGAAACTAAAGGTATCTTTGATAGTGAGGACAGACATAAGCATCTTCAAGTACGAAAGCAACACCCTGAGTTAGACATTAGATTTGTCTTTAGTAACTCTAGGAGTAAGCTATACAAAGGTTCTAAGACTACTTATGCATCTTGGTGTGAGAAGAATAACTTCTTGTATTCAAATAGATTAATACCTAATGATTGGTTGACAGAGAAAGGTTTCTGTGTTAAGCATAAAGTCATACCTCTTAAGACAGAAAGGAAAGATTGATGCCATATGAAGTAGGTGTAGAAGATATTGCTTTGCTCATCAGGCCACTAGGAAATGGGCGCATTGAGACTTGTATCTACAAAGACCCTGATAACATTCTTGATGAAGATGAACTAGATGAAGCTTTACAGGTTGCAGTAACTATGAGTGCGTTTTTTGAGTTAGCACTTGATGACAGTACAGGTATTATGGAGACTTTAAAAGAACAACTAAACGACAAGATGCATGAGATTATGTCTATGAACTCATCAGAATATGAAGATGATGTTGTACCTCTGTACACCTCTGAAGGCAACGTGTTACGCATAAATAGATTCACAAAGACAAAGGGTAACTGTTAGTATGATTGATATGGTAAAAAATCCACCACACTACAATAAGGCAACTATTGAGTGCATTGATGCTATGAAGGCTATGTCACAAGGCTCCTACGTAGAGCCACACCAAGCTTACTGCTGGCAGAATGCATTTAAGTATCTGTGGCGTTGGCCTTACAAGAATGGGATAGAAGACTTACAGAAAGCACGTTGGTACATTGACCGCCTTATTGAGGAGCTAGAGACTGATGAGTAGCAAAAAGTTTAGTGCAACTTTTGTGGTGAAGGTAGAGGATAAGAATAATATATTATCTTCTCATGAGATGCATCACAATGAGGACATCAGGGACTTAATTGAGAATTTAGTTTTTGACATAGATGATGTAACAGTTTTTAACATAAACGTAAGAGAGCATGGATAACAATGAAAAGTAATTATCTACCTACAGACTACCAGACTTTTATTGCCACTAGCCGTTACGCACGATGGCTAGATGAGGAGGGCAGACGAGAGACATGGGGAGAGACTGTTGATCGTTACGTAGACAACATTCTAAGACCTGTCGTTAAGACAAAAAAAGACTTAGAAGAAATACGAGATCACATACTAGAACTACAAGTTATGCCCTCTATGAGGTCACTCATGACTGCAGGTAAAGCAGCAGCACGTGATAATACTTGTATGTATAACTGTAGCTACCTACCTGTGGATGACCCTAAGTCATTTGATGAAGCTATGTTTATCCTTCTTTGTGGTACTGGTGTTGGCTTCAGTGTAGAGAGGCAGTTCATCAGTAAGCTTCCAGATGTGCCACAACTCTTTGAGAGCGATACTTGTGTTGTCATCAAGGACAGCAAGGAAGGGTGGGCGAAAGGTCTTAGACAAGTTTTGGCACTCCTCTGGGCTGGTGAGATCCCTAAGTGGGACATTAGTAAGGTTCGTCCTGCTGGTTCAAGACTAAAAGTATTTGGTGGTAGAGCCTCTGGCCCTGCTCCCTTGATTGATCTGTTTAACTTTGTGGTTACTACATTTAAAAAAGCATCAGGCCGTAGGCTCTCTAGTATTGAGTGTCACGATATAATGTGTAAGATAGGCGAGGTAGTTGTTGTAGGCGGTGTAAGACGTAGTGCTATGATCTCATTGAGTAACTTATCAGATGACCGTATGCGACACGCTAAGTCTGGTAACTGGTACGAAAATGATCCTCATAGAGCCTTATCTAATAACTCTGTGGCGTACTCTAGGAAACCTGATAGCATGGAGTTTATGCGGGAATGGACATCCTTGATGGAGAGTGGCAGTGGAGAGCGTGGTATATTCAATCGTCAGGCTAGTGTTAAACAGGCAGCTAAGAATGGTAGGCGTGATTCTAACTATGATTTTGGCACTAATCCTTGCTCTGAGATAATCTTAAGGCCCAATCAATTCTGTAATTTATCTGAGGTAGTTATAAGGGCAGCAGATAATATAGATGATATTGCACGTAAAGTCCGTGTCGCAACCATCTTGGGTACAATACAAAGTACTTACACGCACTTCCCCTATCTAAGAAAGATCTGGCACACCAATACTGCAGAAGAAAGATTGCTTGGTGTATCACTTACTGGAATAATGGATAACCCTTTGATGACTACAGCTAATAAAGGTTTACCTGAGACATTGGAGTACTTAAAAAATGTTGCTGTTTCTACTAATGCTAAGTATGCTAAGTATCTTG